GTGTACAGGCTCGGAATAGGGCCGATTAGTGACGAGGCTGCCGAAAAACTCGGTAATCGTGCGGCTAAAGTTGATGGTAAGCAGTACATGGATATTGGTACAGCGACCGGTGACGGCTCGTTTGACGAAGGTGACTTCGCTATTGTGAGCGTTGGTAGTGTCTCCCGTAGGGAGCGCGGCGGCGAATCGGTGTATGCTCTACACGGTGCTAAATTACAAGGAGCGGCAGAATCGCGAGCGACCGACAGTATAGCCACTCTCGGTATGCTCACTAAGTCGGGAATCCCTCACATACCGCACAGCGTGGTTGTTGAAGGAACCAAAGTTATCGTGTCACTACCCACTATTGATGACGATGTGATTTACAAAGCCCGCAGGCTGGAAAATGAGACAGGCGTATTACTTGATGTATGGAGGATAGGTAAAGGGGAGTCGCTACAGGGCGATTATCCCGTACGCGTAGCAGAAACACTACGCCCTTGCTGGGAACCGCTCGCCGCGCTGATGCTGAAAGGTGTAGCAAAGGTGGATTACGACCCACGCGAATACATGCACGACAAAAAGCGTAAGAAGAAAGCGGAGGTCACACCCGACCCGCGGCCGGAAGACAAGAAGCCGAAGAAAATTATGCCGAGTCAGTTGCTGAAAGACCCCGTTATCGTCAAAGCGCTACTCGTTTTGGAAGAATTGCTCGCGAAAGAGAAGATGACTTGGACAGGCCCGAAGGGTTTGGCAATCGGTCTCGGGTCAGAAGACAGCCATCCGCGCGGTCCGACCGAATTAACACGGCCCGAGACGCTCCCCGACTTCTATCCCGATGGGCGCGAGAAGGAGAAAACCCCCGAATCCGGTAGCAAATCAAAGAAAAATGGTAGCATTACGACAGAAGAAGGAGAGAAAGCGACCCTTCGTATCACCGATGAAGAGGCAGTGTTAGAATTGCGCGTGGATTAAATACCATAACTTCGCGTGGGGTGAGCCAGTGGTCGCGAGTGCAGTCATATCAAACCAGTCAGCCCCTCTCCTCATTAAGGGGATTGGAGATGACCTCATTGTCGCCGGATACGCAAGCGTTGAACTCGTTGACAAGCAAGGCGACCTCATTACCACAGGCGCGCTCAATGAAGCGTTCCGCAAGTTCATGGACAACCAAAAATGCAGAAATGTCCAACTTGCACACTCTAACATACAAGTCGGGGAAGTCGTCCCCGAATACACAGATTCCTCCGGGCGCTTATGGAAATCCGAAGTTGACGACAGCGGCATGTTCGTTGTCATCCGACTACGGAATGACATTGAGAAGGCTCGCGAAGTTGCATCCGAAGTGCGAAAAGGCAATCTTAAGTCCTTTAGCATCGGCGGACAAGCATTTGAGCGAGTCAGCAAAAGTAGCAAGGAGCGAGGCAGTTACCGGGAAATCCGGCGCATGGAGTTGCATGAAGTAACAATATGCGAGAAAGGAATAAACCCGGAAGCACAATTCAGAATACTAAAACAGGATGATGAAAAAATGACAGAAACAGAAGTAGTAACACAGTTACATGATGTATTGGAACGATTGTCAAAGAAACTTGACGATGCTGAGTCTGATGGAGACGACAAGGGTGGATTCCCGTTCGGCGACAAAAAAGACAAAAAGGACAGCAAAGACGAGAAGAAAGACAAGAAAGATGAAAAGAAAGACGACAAGGAAGACTTGGAATTGTCTGATGATGATGTTGAAAAAGGATTTGACGATGTTATCAGCACCGAGTACTTGCAGTGGTTAGAGAGCACCGTAAAAGGCGCTGGCTATGACACTCGCAGGGCGCGAAGTCAGTTTGAAAAGGGCTATGGCCCCGGACAATCCGGCTTTGACCATCGCGGACAAGGTTCTCTTGAAGGCGCAGGTGAGGGTGAATCCTCCAAGCGTCCAAAGATGGATTTCGGTAGCGGCGGAAGCGGCAACAAGTTCGCAATCCGCGCAAGCGCAGACCCAGCACCTACCGGCAACAAGTTCGTTATCAAGGAGAATGTTAGCAGCGCGCAACTTGAAGAGGCTTACTCAGTCTACAAGGCAGCACGCGCGGAACAAGAGTTCAAAGGAGAACTCGGTGGCGCGTTTGATGAGCGTTACACTTCCGAAATGACTCAGAAATCTAATGAAGAAGCACGACAGTCATTTGACTCTCGCGCTCCATTAGAGCAAATACAAAAAGCAGTTATCGCGCTAAATGAGCGTATCAATAACCTGTCCAGCGGCGAAGTCGGTGAGACAATTACTAAGAGCGCGTCTCGCGCGCTTGTTGAAGTTCCTTCAAGTGATGACCTTGCAGATATGAGTTGGGACGATGTTCACAGACTTGCTGCTGGCGCACTACGGGGAGGTGAATAAGTATGGCAAGAGATTATGTACGCACAATTCAAGACATGGAACGGTATTACTACGGCGGAACAGCCCTAACTGGATATACATACAGTAGCGGCGATATACTCAAGGCGGATGCACCGCTAATGAGTACCACTGCTGGTACTTACCAAGCAATTTACGGACGCAAAGTTTGGTCTCAGTTGAACCAAGAGTTTAATGCGTTTAGTATTCTACCTAAGAAACCGTGGGAGAAGAGCGGTTGGAGAATCATTACCTCTAAGGCGTCCTTCGCTAAAGGCGGCGGTGTTGCTGAAAACGCAACCCTACCGGAGACCACCAAACCCGATTTCCTACATGTCGCAGCAAAGCCAAAGACCATCGCGCACACCTTTGACCTATCAGAGGTTGCTATGTTCCTATCCGACAAGGATGACGGAATGGGCGATGTTCGTCAAGTGCTTAAGGAAGAGATGGGTAAGCATCACGCTGACCATATCAACCAAATGCTAACAACTGATGTTGCTACCCCAGCAGGTAATGACTTTGAATCACTTGACCGAGTCACTTCTGACCCGGACTTGATGACAAATGTAACTACGCATGTGGGCGCTATGACCGACCACGATATGTATTCAATTACTCGTTCCGGTGCTGCTAATTTCCACAGTGCAGAAGTGAGCGTTGATGCAACAAGCACCAACCGCGCGCTAAGCCTTGATTTCCTTGATACCATCTTCCAGCAAGTATGGACTCGTGGTGGTAATCCAAAGGTTATCCTAACTGGCTATGATACACTGATGGGCATTCAGCAGTTACTACAGACCCAACAGCGATTCATGGAGACTAAGAGAGTTACCCCATCATACAGCGGTGTGAAAGGTGTACCCGGTATTGAAGCCGGATTCATCGTGGCTACCTACAACGGTGTGCCAATCATCCCAAGCAAAGATGTTACAGCAGACGGTAGTAGCAGAATCTACTACCTTGACACTGACTATCTATGGTTCCAAACAGCCATTCCGACCCAATACTTTGAGAGTGGAATTGAAACTGGTGACCCGTTCGCCATCAACCGCCTCGGACAGGAAGGTTTGTACAGAACAATGGGCGAATTGTGGTGTTCTTTCTACGGAGCACAAGGGAGCATTCGTGACCTTTCGTGAGGTTGGATATAAGGAATAACAAGAGGTGAAAAATTATGGCAATAACAATAACAAGAGGAGCAGGCGCGACATCATTCGCGACAACATTAGAACTAGACCTATACGCAGGGTCGCCGGAAGATGGCACACTGTGGCAAGGTAGCGATTACCCGGGAGCGCTAACAGCGTTCGCGGCGAATAATACTGACAGAACAAATGTAGCAGGCTTGAAACTACTTTGTGGGGAATTGGGCTGCGCCAACTACAAGGCAGCAGCAATCACACTGCAAGTATCGGGTGAAGCAACACAAATCGTGGCTTACATGCTCGGCAGCGCAGGTACACTTGACCACAGTACTAGCGGTCTCGGTAGTGGTGTGCGAGGAGCACTTAGCGACACCGGTTCTACCGGAGTCAATAACACTTTGACCCTTACTTATCCGGGCGGTATCAGTGATGTAACAGTCGCTGCTACACAGATTTGGATGATATGCGGTTAAGGTGGTTAAATGCCAACCGTGACATACCGTGGGCGTTGGCCCACTAAGCGCGCACCCTTTGGGTCATTCAATCGTGGTATCCCACAAGATGTTACGCAAGAATGGCTTGAGTCTAACCGCCGTAAAATTACTAGCGACCCCGACTTCGTTGTGAAAAGCGATGCAAATGAGTTGGTAGATTTAGATGCGGACGGAGAACCGGACACAAAATGGACGCGGCAACAACTCTATGATTGGCTTACTCTACATGATGTAAGAGCGCGCGCGGGCTTGACTAAAGCACAACTCTTGAGTAGCGTGCGCGATACACTCGGTATGAGTTCAGAAGAAGAAACAGAAGAGGTCGCGGAAGAGACCGAAGAGGCTGTTTTGACAGAAGAGGTTATGAATGGGACCGCTCTCGTAGAGAGCGAAGCAGACCCGCAAGAGGCTGAGGTGACTGAATAATGGCATGGGCATTTACAATAGACGAACGACCGAGCGTACTGGGCAATTTATTGCTCATGACTGGAACATTTACGAATACTGGTGGTAGCAGTGGTGGAGATATAGCGTTGGCTACTCATCTCTCAAAGGCTGTAGCCGCCGGTGCAAATGGTGATGCTGCGGGTCTGACTGATACTGAGATTGACGGAACAATCAACTCAACACTTACATTAGTGACCGCGGCAAATCTTGACGGTACATGGTGGGCTTTAGGTAAGCGCTGATGCGAGGTGAGACCTCGTGGTCAGAAGAGTATGGACATTTCGTTTTCCCCCTCACGGGCCTTACGATGCTGGTATCCAAATCAATAACGGTGCCGGCTATGCAGCCGCTGAAGCCGGCGCGATGACTGTAGATGATGATTATACTACAGGAGACGCGCGTGATGTTATCACTGTTGGTGATGTCATTTGGGTAAAGAAAACTGATAAAGGTGCGAACTTTACACGATTAGGTGTCTGTACCGCTATTGGTGCAACCGCTGTCACTATTGGAGCAGGGACAACTGTCGCTGTAGCCGACAATGATATTCTATATGTTGAAGACTCAGCAGCGCCACTTTACGGTCAGATGCTGAACACAGGTGTTGCCCCAAGCGCGAATACTATTATTGAAATGAATATAGTTCGCGGCGAAATTGTCTATACGGTGGCTACACTCGCTTGAGGTGGACAAATGTCTAACTATACTGTAGACGACCTCTCGCGCATGGAAAAGAAAGGCTGGCGTATGGCTGAATCAATCGGTGCAGGTAGTGTTACCGCGCCGGAAGACCCGCTCGCGGGAGTTATACAGAAGCAAAACATTCGTACGCGTAACGCGCGTGATGTCCTTGACATCGGTGGCGGTACTCGTTGCGTGTCTTGCGGTATGCTTCACTTTTGTTGGCTTGAGCGCTGTGGCGCGTGTAACAAACCAATGGATTATAACTTAGGTATGGTAAGGGATGCTCAATGAATCCGTTAGATGCCGCGTGGTTATTGCTTAAGGGAACAATAGGTTCCCCCGAAGACAAAGCGAATGTTGATGAACAGGTCGCTGCATGGAATAAAATCCAAAACCAAAAAGACCGCGATGAACAGCAAAAACGCATTGACGATGAGCGTGGGTTCGGTGAAGAAGACATGGTAGCCGCGCAGAAACCCGAAATGGACGCGTTGGCAGAAGAGTTAGCGCGCATAAAAGCAGAGACTGAGAGGTTCAAAGCACGAGAAGCAAAATTACTTAATCCAACACCGGTGGGTGAAGAACCGGCGGTGGAATAAATGCCCGAAGAATGGGCGGAGTGTAGCATAGACGGCTGTCATACCTCTTGTGGTTCTTCTGAAAAGTATTGCGCGTTCCATAGAGAAACTATGCGCACAGGCGAACCTATGGAAATCGCTTGGCAGTTATTGAAAGCGGGACCACCAGCAGAAGCCTTCCTACCCCATGATGTAGATGATGAGGGAGATGTTATAGAAGAGAATGAGCCACCGAAAAAAGACCCCCTACGGAGTCGTTTGTCTATTCACCACCCTGTGCGTAGAGATGATTGGGACAATGGTGTAGTGGATGGGCGACCACCGGGAGAAGAACCCCTACCCGAGCAACACATGGCTGGGCAGTCCGAAAATACAAGGATGAATGAAATGGCTCGTGAGGCCGCAGGCACAATGCCCGACCCACACGAATCAGAACCACCGGAAGGAGAAGAGCCGGAACCCGACCGAAGTTGGTCTCCAAAAGACATAGGACCGTATGTCCAACGGCTTAGAGAGATGGGCTTAATGGACGATGATAAACCACCAACTACTGCTCAAACTCAAGGTCAGTTCAAAGAATCGGGTCCGAACCCTATGAGCCGCGAAGCGCTTGAACTACTTGGAAGAGAGCACGCTATGAGGAGAAGGTGATATGAGTGCCAGTTATATTTCAGCCCGGTGAGCGTCCCCCTCAACCTCTTGACCCCGATGCGACCATCTACACTACCCCGCAAAAGGTAGCCGACCTACTACAAATCCAATTCCCCGACCCCGATGACCTCTCGGTCAACGCGACAGCCGGTAACGCCTATATTGAAATCAGCCCTATTGACCTGCGACAGACAGGATACGAAGTGGGTGACCAAATTGAGGTGCTTAGTGATGCTACCCTCGCTGAGACCGCTTACATCAGCGGTATAACTCTCGTTGGTGGCGAAGCGCGCTTGGCTCTACAACTGACAGCAGTGGGTGGTGGAGCGTACAACCTCGCTGCATCGCATACTGTAGCCAATAACGCAACCGCGCAGAACCTGCAATCGTTCACTAACGGCAAACGCCGCGGTGTAACAAAATTGGCCGTACAGCACCTCATCCGCAGGGCGCAAGACAAGATTGACAACCTTACGAATAACGCGTGGCGGCCTATGTTACAGACGGCTGAATACAAGAACTTTGATACTTACAAACCATACAGGCGTAGGTACTACACCGATTATGTCGGTACAACCCCCTTGCTGTTCCGTAATGTTCAGCAAATCGTGAGACTTGAGATTTGGCAGGGCCAAGAGTACCGAGAGATAGCAGCGGCAGAAGGCCATATTGAGATTCTTGATAATAGCGTGATTGACGCGACTGACTATCTCTATCTATGCCCCGGTGACGGTGGTGTCGCATCACTGCAAGTAGGCACAGGCACAGGCAATTGGCGGTCGGATTTTGACAACGAGTCAACCGCGAGCAATCTATCCGATTTGATTAACAAAGACAGCCGCAGAAACAAAGCGGGTGTCGCATTTTCCCCTTCATTCACCCTTGAATCAAACCACGCAGCAGGCGGCTTAGAAACAGCCAATGTGCATCATGAGTTCTTTTCGTCCGCTAACGCCGACTACGGTGGCGGTAAAATGAAGATTACCTCCATGAGGCGCGGTGATGGTGGCGAGAACGCTACTATGGCTACTACAAATGAGACAGGTGTAGCAATTACCGGGCTGACAAGTCTCGCTACAACAAGTGCCGCACAATTAACCGGTGTTCTTGTGAACAATGTTGGTGGTTATCCTGTCGGTACAGGAGCAGTTACAGTGGATGGTGTGAACGCTACTACAATTTTCACTGTCGGAGATACTGTCTACAATGCCGCTGGAACGCGCGTTGGCGTAGTGTCCGCGGTAGTGGCTCTAACTGTCACTTTTAGTGCGGTGGCACCACTCACCGGTACAGAGGTGGTCCTTATTAATGACGAGGCGCTTTACTGCGCCCAAATGCCCGGCACTTCACTCGCTCTTACTGACGCAGGTTCATTCGCTAACTACGGTATCGTCTATACAGGCACAGGTACGGCTATGGTCGCAGCATACTACACCGGCAAAACCGGTAATACTCTTACAGGCGTGACAGACCTTGCGCCCGCCGGCTTTATCGCCAGCATTGGAGGGGCCGCCGGTTCGCGTGTGATAGGTACGAGCACTAATCAACACAAGTTCCTAATTGATTATGTCGGAACCACCACCGGAGACGAGGCTCGTCTGCGTGATTGGTGGTGCGATTACGAATTGGGTATTGTTTATTTCAATAACACTTACCCCTATTTCCAGTGGAACTCAATAAAGGTGTCCTACATTTACGGAGAGCGATATGTTGAGAAAGCGATTGAAGACATTTGCACCAAATATGTCGCTATGGATTTACTGATTTCGGACGACCGAAGCGTGTTGTTCCCCGAGGGAACGCAGAACATAGACCTCGGTTCAAAGTACCAATTACTCAAACAGCAGATTGCTGAGACGCTACCGCGCTATGTGGAGATGATGACACCGTGGGAGTGATGCCAATAGATAACGCGTGGTGCGTGTTAAAGGGATTACCCGAACGCCAAATCTCAACCGCGCCGGGGACGGTATGGGAAAATAAATATAGTGAAACCGCCCACCCTTCCATATCAGATGAAAGATTGGCGGACGCCCATTTAAGCACAACCGAGACAGGGCTACCTACCGAGTTCGATGAAGAGGACTCGTTTTGGGATACGAGGAGGGGAAAATGGGTTTCTCTCGCAGAAGCCCATCAAGACACTAATAGAGGTAAGAACTCTCTATTAACGAGAATTAAGCAATTACCAAAACGATTCGCTATAGATTTGGGAGCGCACGACCGCATAGAAAACTTAACCGCAAGAGCCAACAGAGACTGGGACGCCGGTGAGGGCAGGTATGCTGAAAAAACCCCCGTGGGATTCAGCAGATACCAACGCGAACGGGACGACATCATGAGGCAACGGAACGAGTGGGCAAATAGAATGTCATGGGCCGATGCGAACCAAGCGAATGAAGAAGCACAGGCACAAATGCAAGCGGGAACTCTTGAGATGCAACCTGTTCCACAACCACCCGACCCCTCAAAAATGATGATGGGCGAACCTATGGACATCGCGTGGGGTGTGTTAGGATGACTGATTTCAAAAAGATGGTTATGGCTCAGCGCCGCGCGGAAGCGGGTGTTACGCCTCTCGGTATCAAGATACTGAAAGTCAACGCGTTGCCCGACTACGATGTAGATGAACAGGGGCGTGTCATAGACCCCGATACAGGCGCAATAGTTACAGACAAAGAGGTACTCGCCCCTATCATGGAGACTACGCGCAGGCAAATGGAGACTACAAGCCAAACAGGCGAGAAATTATTGGGGATGAAAATATGAATCCGTTAGAAAAGGCTTGGGCTGTATTGAAAGCACCTATAGATAGGCATGGCTATTCTGATTTACCACATGATAGGCATAGTGAAGAATCGGGAATGATGACTAACCAAGAGGAGCAAGATTGGCAGAACTGGATGCGTGAGCAGGGGCACCCACAATGGGCAGACCCGAAGTCAGAAGAAGGGAGAAGGTACCAACAAGAGAGGATGGGTAGCCCCGAAGATACCGCAGAAATTAGGCGATTGATAGAGGAGTTTAATGCGCAATACAAGCCAGCAGAAAAGAAAATCAATTGTGAAGACAATTCTCACGAAGAAGGGTGGTCGTATTGCGGTAAGCCCGAATGTGAATCATGCGGCGGGGGAGAGCCAGCAGAAAATGAAGACCCCACTGTCGGCTCTCAACCTAATTTTGTAGCAAATGAAAGAGAGCACATGAGAAGGAGAGAGTGAAAATATGAATCCGTTAGAAAAGGCTTGGGCTGTGCTGAAAGGTACGGAGAAGCAGGCCGACTCGTACAATGAATGGGACGAGCGAAATACCCGAGACGAACATGCAGAACGGTTGAACCAATCAAGAGAGAGAGGTGAACGCTCTCAAGGCCCCCCCATTGAAGATTGGAGAAGGGAATTAGGAGAGGGTGGTGAGCCACACATGTTTTATGATTACACTACCCGCCCAATGGTGACCCAAATTGACCCTGCTATTGTTCGGTTAATAATGGAAAAATTAGGGCGCACAGATATAGACCCATACGACCAAGAAACACAAGAAGAGGCTCGTCAGCATTTCCGCCCGGTGACTTCCGAAAAGCCACCACATCTTGAGGGACTTAAAGGATTAGGTGAGGAACAAAGAGGTAAAGAGTGGTATGGAAACCGCCTCCCTCATCTCGGTCTATGGAGCAATTTAGACCACCAAAACAAAGATACGCATTACGAAGATTCCCGGCAACCAAGAACAGATGAAAGAGGGGATTTACACGACCGAAAACTCCGAAATTACAGAAGTGATATGGCGAGTTTATTTGGGTGAGTGAATAATGGCGACAGAATCCGTTGAACTAATCCGCAGCATCCTTGACGATAACTGGAACAGGGCAAACACAGACCAAGTCAAGCCTGTCATAACCGACATCACTACCTTAGACGCAGGGCGCGGTAAAAGGTTCAACCTAAACCGCAACGATGGCGTGTTCCTGTACGAGACCGCGCACAACGAAGAGCAGCCCGAAGTGTTCTACGACTTCGTACACACGCGAATCAATGTAACAATTGACGCGAGAACGGTCCGCGGGAGAGAGCGCCTCGGGAAAATGGAAGATGAAGTTCGCAGAATCGTGCATTCTAAGCGAAAAGGGGATGGAATCAACTTTGATAGACTGCTTTACAAGACGCGAACTGACCTCTCAGACCGCTCAAAACAGTTGCATCGCTACACCTTCCAAATAGAAATAGTCATATTCAGTGAACTTATCGCGTAGACGGGGAAAGGGGCATGCCATCAACAGTGTACAAAGGAGATTTGGCCGAAGTAACCTTCGGTCACGAGAGCGGAATGGTAATCACACACGACCATTGGACGAATGCGCAGTCTTGGACATCAGCCAATGTAGCCAACACCGATACCACTACTATTACATTTAACGGTGGTGCGACCGCTGGTCTATTTAGTGGTACAGACGAATTAAAGTATCCCGTAGGGTTACTTGCCGGCTGTACGCTACGCATGATGCAACCTACGCCCGGTACTGGTAATTTTGACTTGGATGATTTCGCCATAACCGGTAATGTCTATACCATCACTCATAACGCAGGTTCTGTAATCACCGTCACTCCACAAATGAAGTTTATTGGTGATTCTGCCGCGGGTGATAATATCGTCATTGATGCGCTCGGATGCCCCGCATGGGACAATGCGATGGATTACCACGCTAACGCGCAATCAAGTAATGAAAGTGTCCTAACCGACCAATTTGTCGGTCTTGCTGCTACAATCACTTTACCCGAGACTAAGGTTGAGATACTACGCAGTCATGTAGTCGGTATCGGCCGCGATGTTGTCGTACAGGTTCCACAGAAAATATCCAATGAAGGTGGTACTCTTGATACTATGATGAACAGCGCGCGTTGGCTTTACTACTGTCTTGGTAATGAAGCAGTCGCGGATATAACCGGTCATGGTGGCGATGTACAAGTTGAGCCAGCGGGAGCGCACACAAAGGCTATTGCGATGGGTGACAACTATATTGAGTTTAGTAGTACAATGACAAGTGTGCCCGCAGTTAATAATTTCATTTGTGTAATTGATACCGACCCTGTCTATTTCCCTACTGATAATTATGACCCTACAGCCGGCACACTATGGACTGGTGCTCAAACTTCATTCACAAAAGCCGAGCGCAACGAGATGCGCCGAGTTATCGGGATTGATGAAACAGTCGGAACAGCACGCCGAATCTATGTTGATGACCCGTTCTGCTTTGACCATGCGGCAGGGACAGAAGTCAGAAAAATTATTCTTGATGCCGGTGGTAACACAGGTAGCCCTAACTTTGACATTACTGCGGCTAACTACGGTGATATTACTAACAAAAACTCTCGTCTTCTATTCAGCGGATGGCATCTACCTTCATTCGCTATTGAGACCTCTATGCGTACCCGCGATATTGGGTCTTACAATGCTGCAACCGACCTACCGACTGACGGTGCAGCAGCACCCGGTTCCGCGAACGACAGCAAACAATTGACGCGTATCTACAAAGGATGCAAAGTCAAAGACTGGTCG